TTAAAATAATTGTTTTGAGACGTTTTCCATGAGTTGGCTAAACTTTTGGGAAGCGTCTTTTTTGTATGAATTTGTGATTTTAGCATAGATGTTCATTGTGGTATTGATATCTTTGTGACGTAAGCGTTCCTGAATTTCTTTAATATGTACACCAGCTTCTATAAGTAAAGCGCAATGTGTATGGCGGAATGAGTGAGTGGAGATGTTTTTATTAATATTAGTCTTTTTAAGTATCGCTTTGATCCATAACTGCAACTTTTTAATCACGAGTGGATACCCGTTATTATCTGTAAATACAAAACTATTATCTTCATACAGTTCATCTTTCCAATTGGCCTGCACATTTATCTTATACTCACGCAACATCTTTATTACATTTGGATCTACTGAAATTTTACCGATAGAGCTTTCAGTTTTTGGTGTCAGTATTTGATACTTTTTCTTATTGTTATTAGGATTGTAATAAGTTTTAGTAATGTTAATCGTGTTGTTCTCAAAGTCAATATCAGCCCATTTTAATGCTAGTAATTCACCAGCACGCATGCCTGTATAGGCTAATGTGATAAAGACTTCAAAACTATTTTGTGGTGAATGATTATATTTTGCCACTTGTAAGAACTCAAATAATTCATCTTTTTCAAGAAACTTTTTATGCATCTCAGTATCTTCTAATTCCTCAACAGTGCGTTTCTTTTTAGGCCGTTTGATACCCTCGCTAGGCAATACTTTTATTAATTTCATATCATATGCATACTTAAATATCATATTAGTAGATGCCACAATACTATCGACATAATTCTTACTGTACTGTGCACTCATATCGTCCACAAAGCGTTGATAATCATGTTTTTTAATACTTTGTAAAGGATATGTTCCAAATCGTTGTATAGCGTGATATATGGCTTTCTCACGCGCTCTCACACTGCTTATTTTCACTTCATTAGCATATTGTTTAAGCCAATCATCAGCAACTTGTTTGAATGTAGATGTGGACGGTGCTATATATTCACCAGTGCGCAATTGACGTTCAACCATTTCAGCATGATGTTTAGCATCTGATTTACGTTTAAAACCTGATTTAGAGATATATTCATATTTGCCAGTAGTCGGATTCTTACCTGCAGAAATACGATAACGCCAATTATTGCCACGTTTTTCATATGTTGCCATAAGGTTCACCTACTTAACGTTTAAATACTGTTTAATAAATTTGTCAAATTCCTTAGTAATATCATCATATACTTCTTTGCTACCGCTACCTTTATGCTTTAGTAATATTTGTAGTAAGGCGGAAACGAAAATAATATTGTTCTTTCTATTTTCTTCATCTATATTCTTGTTAGTGTTTTCATTAGTTTCAAGTTCAATAAAATTGTATACATTTCTTAATAAATTAACCTGAGATACATTCAAGTCTTTTTTAATTAAATTTATATAATTTTCTTTGACCTTTAATTCGGTTTTATCAAAAGAGTTTTTCATTGCTTCCAAGAATTTTTGATTCTGAATCTCTTTTTGTTCTTTTGGTAAATCGTTAATAGACACGAAAATGTTTGCTAGTCCAACTAATTCTTCAAAGCTGTAATCATAGTAGAGAGAAATCTTATTAATGACTTCAATTGTTGGTTTCCTCTCTTTACCACTTCTAGGGTCAAAACCTTTTTCTAAACTATCTAAGTAAGTATGACTAATGCCAATATTTTGAGATGCTTCCCTAATAGACTGATTACCTCTTAACTCTTTGATTTTTCTTCCGAATTCATTCATTTTTTAAACCTCCTTAAAATTTTTACTACTATATTGTAATTCATAGTTGACATCGAAAGCAACCTATACTATATTATTAGTGGGAGGTGTTAATCATGAATAACATAATTAAAGAAATAAGGTTGTCAAAAGGAATAACTGTAACTCAATTAAGTAAGAAAACTGGTTTAAGTAGAAATGCAATATATAAGCTAGAAGATGGCAATACTAATCCAAGTTTGGAAACTATTAAAAAAATTTCTTATGGTTTAGACGAAACGCCATCAAAAATTTTTAACCTAAATGTTATTCAAGAATTACAAAAGGAGGCATAACCATTGATCAAACAAATTTTTAATGAAAAAGAAATCCGCTTTATTGAAAAAGACGGTGAGTATTGGGCAGTAGCGAGTGATGTTGCAAAAGTATTGGGGTTTAGAGATGCACACACTGCTACAAGATATTTACCCGAGCATACAAGAGGTACTCTTAAAGGGCGTACCACATCGGATAAAAAGAAATCAAGAAAATTCCAAGATTACACAGTTATTAACGAAAAAGGTATTTATCGACTTGTAATGCGTTCTAACAAACCTGAAGCTGAAGATTTCCAAGATTGGATTTGTGACGTACTGGTTGAATTACGACAAGCTACAGGACTTAAAGGTTATGAAGCTTTCCGTATGTTAGATAAACAAAAGCAAAAGGAAGCTATGGCTATTATTCAAAGAGCGTACAAATCTGATAAGCCAATTAATTACATTAAAGCCAATACTATTGCAAATAAAGCCGTATCAACTGCTTTTGGATATGAAAAGATGATGGCCAAAGAAGAAATGACACCAGATATGTTAGAGGTGCGTCAAGTTATTCTTGATGATGTTGTTAAGCTAACTGAAACGAAAAATCAATTTAATCTTGATATTAAAGTAAGCAAAAGTATTTATGACAAATATGGGGTGGGTTAAATGTTCAACATTAACATTGATGAAAATGAAGCACGTGAAATGTTACAAAAGGCTATTGATGAGCGTGTGGAGGAATTAGCGAATGATAAATATTTCATGACCTATAAAGAATTATCTGAGTACCTGAATTTAAGTAAACCAACAATTGAGGAACTACTGATTAAAAACGGTCTCAAGTATTTCCGTGTAGGTTCGACATATCGTTTCAAGAAGTCTGATGTCGATGAGTTCATGGATCACATCACATCTCTAATGGACATTCACAATAACGATTTAAAAAAACTAAATAAGGTGGTAGCACGATGAGACAACAAGTGATTATTACAAAGACGATTATCGGCTGGTACAACATTAAAGATACAAACCACAATTTGCTTTTAAATGTATCGCCACAAGTATTTGAACAGAACTTTCCTGAAGTGAATAACGATGTTCAAATTGCAGTGTTAGAAATGGATCTATCACGTATTACAGAAATCAAAAATAAGAAAAAGGTAGGTAGTTAAAATGAAAATTAAGCAAAGATATTATTTGTCGAAAGTAGTTAAAGTGATTGAAAAAGTATTAGATGAGAAGGATAAAGAAGTTTTCTTATCAGCTAAAGACAGATTTCATTCAATTACTGATTATAAATATAATGATACAGAATTTTATGAACGCATTCTGAAATTAGTTCATAAAGAATTGTTCAACATTCTTGCAGAATTAGATTTTGATGATGAATCATTTTCTATTCTTGACGAAGTAACTATGACGTTAAGTGATGTTATAGAAGAAGATGACGAAATTTATTACTATACCGTCACAGATAGTACAGGTGAACATAAACACACTACAGATCGTGAAGGTCATGTGATTGGAATTTTAGAGTGGGCATTAGATTTTATTGCCGGAAATATCGAAGTGGAGGACAACGCATAATGAATTTAAGATTAAACAACTTATTTTGTGAAATCGAAGTAATTAAAGAAAAATTAGAGGATTTAAAAACAGTTCACGGTTGGTTTATCGCAGATGCCTTTTCATATACACAATTAACCACGATGGAAGAAGTAAATAAATATGGACGATCATACGATGAACATCGTATTCATTGTGAACAACTAGGAGATTTGATGCATATGTATATTGAAGAGCTTGATAAGAAAATCAATCAGTATCATGAAATAGAAAAAGCGTCATCAGCGAAGTTTGGCGACAGAACTGATAACGCATAATAGAAATAATATTGAAAGGAGTCAAAATATTATGTTCAATTTAAAGAACGATGATGAACTTATGATTTTATTATATCAAAGTTTAACATCTAAAGGAACTGAAAACATAAAAAATATTATGTGGTCTGACTGGTGCGAGTTTTTAACTCGTCCAGTTGTCAGCCATGATAAATATGCCAATAAGCTAGCCATATACGGTGATGTTGCTGATGCTGAAGGTATATCACACCGTCGCTTGAAAGAAAATGTGATGTATCGACAAGTGTTTTCATTGGATTATGATGACATCGACGATATGAACCGATTTCTCGATAACGTCAAAAACAAGATGAGACACTTTGCTTACTTCATATACAGCACATATAGACACCGTGATACTCATGATGAAAACGATGAGTCATTACGCCCAAGATTTCGTTTGCTTATTCCTGTAGACGATATTTTAGAGCCTGATGAGTATACAAAGTATGCTGGGGCATTATCGAGATATATTGGGGAAGTGATTGATGAATCATGCTTAAAACCTATCCAATTATCGGCATTACCCGTAATTAGCAGCAAAGATGCGCCATTCCACTGGCATATCAATGACGCACCATTCATCACACGACAACAATTGAATAGTTGTCTTGCTAAATACCCTCTCGATGCAAATGAGGGCGAATCTCAGAACATCAAGGTTGAATATAACAAACGAGATTCCGAATACTGGCGTGATATTGCATTCGGAGTGGCAGAAGGCGGACGGAATCAAGCGTTAGCATCAGTGATTGGTCATTTATTGCGAAGATATGTTGATGGCCATTTAGTATACGGATTAGCTCTCGCTTGGGGCGAAAGTTGCAATCCTCCATTGCAGGAAAAAGAAGTCGCTAAAATATTTAATTCAATTTTAAGAATTCATTTGCGAGAGAAGGAGGGAAAAAATGGATAAAATCAGTAACATCGACGACCATTTACTAGAGAAATACAATGAAGAAATTGAATATGACGACAAATTCAATCACACGAAGTTCAGTGAGATGTTAGCTAGAAAATACAATATGATTATGATCGATGAAAATATTCATTTTTTTAATGGTGAATTTTACCAGCATTTAGATGAGGAAACTATTAGACAAATGACTTATTTGGAGATGCCGAATATTAAAGAACATCAGAATCGTGAAGTGTTTTACAAAATCAAAGCGATGTCGATTAAATTTAAAGATGAGGAATTAGAACCACATAAATTAGTGCTTAATAATGGTGTTTTGGATCTAAAGACACATCAACTTTATAAGCATTCGGCTAACCATATTTCGACGTCAAAAATTGATGTGACTTTTGACCAAAGTAAAAGAAGTAAAAAACTTGAGGATTTTATCACGAGCATATCAGATGAAGATGCCCAAATTGAGAAACTTATATATCAAATTATAGCGTATTGTTTGTATAAAGAAAACTTTATTGGGAAAACTATTTTCTTTTATAGTGCAGGCGTTAAAACCAAAAATGGAAGCAATGGTAAATCAACAATACTTCAATTAATTCAAGATTTCATCGGTAAAAGGAACACGACATCTCTTAAATTTAAAGATTTGAGTCACGAATTTAAACCAGCACGACTAATGGGTAAAATGGTTAATATTGATGATGACATGGATAACACATACATCAAGGACACAGGGAACTATAAATCAATTGCCACGGGGAATCGAATTAATGTTAATCCTAAAGGTAAACAAGATTTTGATTTCACCCCGCATAACAAACTTCTTTTTGCAGGCAATAATATACCACAGGCTAGTGATAAAACAGATGGATTTTACCGCAGAATGGTTATTGTCCCAATGAATCGCACATTTGGCGAGGGACATTATCCTAAAGAGTTAGGGCTCAATAAGAAGTTAAATAATCCCGATGTTATGTCTGCATTATTAAATAAGTGTTTGGAACATTTGCCCGAATTGCTAGAAACAGGCGACTTTACTAAAGTTGATGAAAGTGATGATTTAATTCAGAGCTACAAATATGAAAATGAACCTGTACGCCACTTTTTGGACATGGAAGGCGAAAGACCTATCCACCCCGTAGATGGCAGGGCAAGAGAAGTGGCGTATGAAATCTATCGTCAGTGGGCTAAGCGTTATGGTTACGAAGTGATGAAGGTTCATAATTTCACTAAAGAATTAATCAGATTAGGGTACACAGTGGAACGTGTTAGATCACCTTATAAAGGTTATGGTATAGATTTTTATCACAAAAAAAGTAAAGTTCTTTATGATGTGGCGCCATATGATACTGATGACAAGTACAGTGACAAAACAAACGTTATTAAACCTAGAAAAGGTAGCAACTTGTATAAAAAAATTAAATCTGTGTATGGAGAGTAGACAGAAAAGTTACTACATATCATAAAAATTACTACAAAACATGTTAACCGCCTTTATTATCGCCTTTTTGAGTAGTAACTTATGTAGCTACGTATAGATAAATGTAGTATAAATTCACAAAAGGTAGTAACTTATGTAGCAACTTTTTATAAGTGAAGTAACTTTTGTAGTAAGTTGACATATCGTCATAATTTACCCGAATTCCTTATGTAGCAATGTTTTGGACGATTATGTAGTAAATTTTGGAAAATGTAGTAACTTTTATTCCTACACTCCCTACACACAAATATAAATAGAATGGAGAATTAAAATGACTGATATTAATAAACCAGAACATTTTGAAGAATTGAATGAGATAAAGAAAAACGCATTACTCGAATTTTGTTACTCAATCAATAAAATTAAATCGTTTAACGTCAGACGTTCCTCATATGGATTAAAGCACGTATTTGAACGTAAATATAGCGATGCGTTGTCAGGCACTTTTGAGGGTAGTTACATCACAAATGGTCAGTTTAAAGGCGCAATGTTAAAAGCTGGATTCAAAGTTAAAGATGAAACTCGTCTAAATTGGCATTTTAATGCAAGTGAAAAAAGTATTAAAGAATTAGAAGTTAAATACGTAAACCCTTACCACAACTAGCTTTATATACCCTAGTGTGGTATAATTTAGGTGAATAAAACGAACGTATGTACTTATTAAACGAACAAACATTCTATAAAGTAGGTGACAAAGTGCCGAAGTGGATTAATAAGATGCTGGGACTTGATAAGTTTGAGCAAACGACTGCGCAACAGTTTGAAATGCTCACAGGTGGCTTTAAGTTGTTATCGCAATTTTCAGGAGATGCATATTCAAATGATATATATCGCAGTGCAGTAGATACCATTGCACGCCATATTGCGAAGTTATCAGGTAAGCATGTAAACAATACAAAAGACTTCAATAACTATAAAATCAACAGAATTTTACAAAATAGGCCCAATCCATATATGAGTGGTTATGACTTCCTGTATAAAGTGGCCACTCAATACTACTTGTTCAATAACGCATTTATCCTTGTACAAAAGGACAATAAAGGCAACTTGAGAAACTTATATCCATTAACGCCAAGTAGTGTTGAATATGTGGTTGATGGTGCAGGCGAAATGTATCTTAAATTTTTGTTCAATGATGGCGAAATCGTTCATTTCCACATTTCAGAAATTGCGGTATTACGTCGACACTTCAACTCTAATGAATTACTAGGCGACAATAACGATGCGATCATGAATACGTTACAACTCGCCTATACGCAAAACTTAGGTATGACTGAGGCAATTAAGAATTCTGCTCAAATCAGAGGGATTCTGAAATACAATCAGGCATTGAGTCCTAGTAAGCTAAAAGAGGCAAAAGAAGATTTTACGAGAAATTATTTATCTATGTCAAACAACGGTGGCGTTGTGCCTTTAGATGCCATGCTTGAATACATTCCATTAAAAACGTCAGATGTGCAGATTGACACATCACAAATGGAAGTTGTTAAGAAGAAGATATATGACTATCTAGGAATCAATGAAGCTATTGTGACGGGTAACTACGACGAGAACACATGGCAAGCGTTCTTTGAATCTGTGATTGAACCTTTCGCCATTCAGTTATCCTCAGAGCTTACCGAAAAGATTTTTACTGAACGTGAACAATCATTTAGCAATCGCATCATATATGAATCATCAAAATTACAGTATGCAAGTAATCAATCGAAATCAACCATTATCAAAGAGTTGTTGCCACTGGGATTACTAACCATTAATGAAGCACGAGACTTAATGAATCTACCTCATGTAGAAGATGGAGACGAGAGAATTCAAAGTCTAAACTACATTGAAAAAACGTTAGCAAAGAATTATCAAATGGCAGATAAGGAGGTTAAAGCAGATGAAGGAAATTAGAAGTGCTGATATACAAACAGATTCCCAAAGTACCGAAATGGTACTTGAGGGAACAGCAATTGTTTTTAATAAACCCACTCAAATTAATACGCCAACAGGTTCATATACCGAAGTCATTAAACGGAACGCGTTAGATGGCTTGAAGCTCAACGATACACGACTTTTAGTGTCACATGATATGAATCGTATCCCATTAGCAAAATCACCCAAGACAATGGATATATGGACTGATGATGTTGGTATGCATTTTAGGGCTACCTTACCAGACACAGAAGAAGCCCGCTCTGTTTATACGGCAGTAAAACGGGGCGACCTCTCAGGTATGAGTTTTGGTTTCACAGTATCTGACGGCAGTCAATATGATGTGAATACACGCACACGTACTATAACTAAAATTGATAAGGTGCTTGAGTTTAGTGTTGTGAATTATCCCGCATATGCAGAAGCAAGCGTAGAAGCACGACAACAAATTCAGGAAGCTGAACTTAAACACAAAGCAAGACAACAAGCCTTAATCGGTTTGAACAAATTACAATCAAAGGAGCTTAAATAAAATGTTTAATACAGTGCAAGAAGCATTTAATCATTATCGCAATGCATCACTTGAAGATATTGAAACACGTGCTGGAGAAATTAGAGGCACAATCGAAAATGACCCAGAGGCAGATGTAACAAAGTTAAATATTGAAATTGAAGGCTTAAATCAAGCTAAAGAAAATATTAAAGAAAAGGAGAAACAACAAGTGGAAAATCGTTCATATAATCCTATTACAGGACAACAATTTAAACAAAGTAATGAAATTCAAAATAATAATGTATTTAGTACAGAGGAATACCGTTCAGCATTCTTTAAGAAAATGTTAGGTAAAGAATTATCTGATGTGGAACAACGCTCATTTAATAACGCTATGGAACAACAACGCGTTGAGAATCGTGCAACTGGTTTTACATCTTCATCAGATGCATCGGCGGTTATTCCAGAACAAACGCTTAATGAAGTGATTCGTCGTGCTAGAACGCAAGGGGGATTACTTGCGAATGTACGCTCATTCAATATGCCGACTAAAATTCGCATTCCTATTGGTACGCCACAAGAACGTGCTGAATGGCATGTAGAAGGGGCAGAGGTTGAACCAGACAAAGCAGTAACTACTGCAGTTAAATTTGAGGCTAACGAGATTATTAAAATCTTTAGTATCTCAGTTAAAGCTAAGACGATGAGTATTTCAGCGTTTGAATCATATCTTGTTGAAGAATTGACTAACTGCGTTGTAGAAGCGATCGAATACGCATTGATTAATGGTACGGGTAACAATCAAGGTCAAGGTATCTTAACAGGTATCACATGGAATGATGAAAACAGCTTAGAGCTTACAGGCAAATATACTGACTTCACAAAAGCGTTGGGAATGTTAAAACGTGGTTATGCACAAAATGCAAAATTCGCTATGAGTAACGCAACATTATATAACACAGTGTACGGCGTTCAAGATGGTAATAAACGTCCTATCTTTGTACAAGATGCGCAACGTGAGAATGTAGGATATATCTTCGGTAAGCCAGTCATTATTGACGACAATATCGAAGACGGCACAATTTTATTAGGAGACTTTAACTATATCGGTTACAACTTACCGCAAGGCATCATGCTTGAATCTTCTCGTGAGTCTTCATTCCGTTCAGGCTTGATTGACTATCGAGCAATGGCGGTCGCAGATACACGCGTTTTAGTTGATGATGCTTTCGTTAAGTTAACAAGTGCTTCATCTGATGTAGGAGCGTAATAAATAACTAAGGGCATCGGTCAATAGCTGGTGTCCTTTTTCATAAGGAAGTGAACTATATGATCATAACAATTGAAGATGCACGTAATGCTTTACGGATAGATGGTGATTACAATGATGAGATTATCGAACCACTTATTGAGGCAATACCTAATTACTTGTATATCACTACTGGTCGTGATTGGTTGGATGAGCCAGTGCAACCATTAGCGCAGACGACAGCAAAGTTTATATTGCAGTTATGGTTTGACCCACAGACACAGGACAGCGAGCGTTTAAAGCGCACCATCGACAGTTTATTGGTTTCTTTGACTGCATTAGGACGTGATTATGATGGCTAGGAGTATTCCGCATTCATTTTACAAGTCTACAAAATGGATTAAGTGTAAAAACAGTTATATGGCTAAGCAAAATTACATTTGTGAAAGATGCGGGGCGTTGGCAAGTATATGCCATCACAAAATCTATTTAAACGCTGATAATTATAAGAATCCGTATGTATCTTTGAACCATGACCATTTAGAAGCATTGTGTCAAATGTGTCATAATCAGGAACATTTCGGAAGCATAGCCATTGGTGAAGGATTACAATTTGACGAAAAAGGAAACATTATAAAAAGTTAATAAAATAAAAATAGGATACCCCCCTATAACTTTGATATGAAAGGAACGCTTGGGAACCGGTGCAGGGAGTTTTCTTTTCCTCCACTCGATATTTTCAATATTTAGGGGTGCCTAAAAATAAAGATAGGAGAATATAAAAATGAAATATATCAATTTGGAAAAACTTAAAACATACATTGATAAAAATGATATAGAAAATAAACATATAGCGTACGATTTGTTGGAAGAGCTAACATTTATGAAAGAAACACTGGACGAATTAAAACGTACTGTACGTGAGCATGGCGCAACATACGTATTTACACAAGGTGAACAATCATACCTTAAAGAGAACCCAGCTATGAAGTCATACAATACAACTGTAACAAAGTATAACGCCACTTATAAGCAACTATTGTCGCTCCTACCTCAACGAGTAGAAAAATCAGATGCGTTTATGGACTTTGTGACGAATGGCTAACTACATTAAACAGTATTACCAAAAAATTGAAAGTGGCGATATTGTAGCTTCAAAACGTGTACGTGAACAATATAAGAAGCTCTTAGATGACATGGAGCATCACGACAAATACATTTATGATGAATCAAAAGCAGAACGTCCTATCGCTTTTATAGAGCGTTTCTGCCGTCATTCTAAAGGTGAGCTGGCGGGTAAGCCCCTGAAGTTAGATTTGTTTCAAAAAGCCTATATTTCGGCGCTATTTGGATTTGTAGATAAGGAAACAGGTTACCGACGTTATACCGAGTCCTTTTTCTTTGTTGGGCGTAAGAACGGTAAAACAACTATGTTAAGCGCTATTGCATTATATATGATGATTGCTGACGGGGAAAGTGGCTCAGAAGTGTACTCAGTTGCATCGAAACGTGACCAAGCTAATATCTTATTCGACCAAGCACATGAGATGATTGTACAGAGTCCTGATTTGAATAAAAATATTCGTAAGCGTAAAAGTGATTTATACTTTGCTCACAATTTCAGTAAAATGCAGTCACTCGGTAAGAACTCAAATTCATTAGATGGATTGAATGCGCATCTTGTTGTGATTGACGAATTACATTCTATTCAAGACCGCAATTTATATGAAGTAATGAAACAATCACAGTCAGCACGTACACAACCGTTATTGATTATGATTACAACGGCTGGAACACATAGAGGTACGATATTTGATGACTTATATGAGTATGCTTGTAATGTGGTTGACGGTAAATTTGAAGATGATAACTTTTTACCGATTATGTACGAGTTAGATCATAAAGCTGAATATAAGATACCTGAATGCTGGCAAAAGGCAAATCCTGCTTTAGGTGTATCAAAAAAGGTAGAGGACTTAGAACGCAAAGTTGCACGTGCTAAAAACAATGTAAATGACTTAACGGGAATATTAACTAAAGATTTTAATATACGTGAAGTCACACATAGCGCATGGCTCACATTTGAGGCGATAAATAATGAAGCTACTTTTGATATACGTGACTTCTCAGGTAGTTATGCGATAGGTGGTGCTGACCTTTCCATCACGACAGATCTAAGTTGCGCCACATTGTTATTTGTAGAACCTGAAACAGAAATGCGTTTTGTACATCAGATGTATTGGTTGCCTGAGGATAACCTCAGAAAGCGTGTAGACGAAGATAAGATACCTTACGACAAATGGTATGAACAAGGATTACTTCGTTTGTGTAGAGGCAATACGATTGATTACAGCGACATCACAGATTGGTTTTTAGAGATGTTGAATGAATATGACATCACGCCACTATGGATATACTACGACAATTATTCTGCGCGTTACTGGGTTGATGAGATGGAAGCTAACGGCTTTAAAATGGTACGTACACCACAAGGAGCAAAGACATTAAGTCTACCTATGCAAAATATGGGTGCTGATTTAGAGAAACACAAAATCAATTACAATAACAATCCTATATTGAAGTGGTGCTTAACAAACACGGGGGTAGAAACTGACCGAAACGGTAATATTGTTCCTGTTAAGAATCAATCACCAAAGCGTCGTATAGATGGCACAGCGTCTTTATTAGATGCGTATGTAGGTTTGTTTGATAATTATGAGCAGTTTTTGAGGGCGATGTAAGCGAGCGCTCGCTTGAAATGTTGGTACGTACCAACAATGTGATTAGACGTCCAATCATATGTGAATGTTGAACAGGTTCAACATATGGGTAGACATCTACTCAACTTTGTCCAACAGTTGGACAAATTAGTCGACGTCGACTAATTTTAAGAACGTTCGATGTCGAACACTTTAGTTTTCCACATTTATGGAAAACCTACAATTTTGGTTTCTGCAACCATTGCAGAAATGCGAGGACATCCACGCTTTTCGAATTCATTCACGTACATGAATTTAGGTCTTCTATATTTATAGAAAACTCATTTTAAGTTTGAAAATTTGCAAAGCATTTCAAATGTTTCCACGTGGAAAAATAGTGCACATGTGCACGTTTAAGGAGGTAGACAATGGCATATCATTTTAATAATAGAATTAAGATAGTTGAGAGGGTAAGTAGTGGACCAATGCCCGATAGCTACACAGAAAAGTTAATTGCTGAACCATGGACAGATATAAAAACAATTCGTGGTAATGAGTATTTAAGTTCTGGACTTACAGCGTCAGAAATCCCTGTGAGGTTCATTATTAGATATAGAGAGGGTATAACTGCAAAACAACGTATCAAATGGAAGGATTTAGATTTCAATATTGAATCTGTACAAAATGATAATGGATTGAATAGAACACTTACTATATATGGCAAAGCATATAAATAA